TAGACGCCCGTCGCCGTGTGAGCCCGGGGCAGCTGAGCCTCAACCTCTCTGGAGGCACCGGGGTGCAATGCGGCGACGGCTGGATCTCCCCCGACAAGACCTGCAGGAAGGGCAAAGGCGCCCAGAAGCCGCTCCATCCTCTGTTTCAGGAGACGATGCGGCGCCGAGCTGCTGAGGCGGCGGCGGCTGCAGCCAGCCCACCTGCGGCGGCCAGAGGAGGTGGAAGCGCCATCACGCTCGAGGATGGCGAGCCCCAGTTCATGGGCAGGGCAGCAGTCCGCAATCTCGGTTCCGGTGCGTTCGGCACCACCTACCAGTTCGACACTGATGACGGCCCTGTGGTGGTCAAGGTGAATGGCCTCAAGATGGGCGATCCGGCAGAGACTGACCCGGGGGTGACTCTGGATCAGCAGCGGGAGAACGTGGCCCGGCGCGAGTTCAGCAACCTTCAGCGGGCCCATGCCGCCGGCATCGGCCCCGAGCCCCTGGGTGACGTGGTGCAGCTGCCAGATGGCCGCTGGAGCCTGGCCTATCGGATGCTGCCGGGCGCGAAGCTCACCCCCTCCCACCAGACCCTGGATCTCACGTCTGCCGCCATGCAGACCTTGCAGGAGCCCGGCGCCAGCGGCCGCTATGTCGCCGGTGCCGTCCAGCTGGCTCGCCGTCAGGCGGAGGCCGGCTTCACCCATGGCGATCTGCACGGGGGCAACATCCTGGTGGGCCCAGATGGCACCCCTTCTCTGATCGACTGGGCCATGACCCGCGAAAGCCGCGAGTCCTTCAACCCCGGCAAGCCGAGCCCCGCGGCGCGGGCCGCCGATGAGACCTACGCCCTGATCCCCCTGTTGAGCTTCGCCGGGCAGGCCCCAGGAGTCCGGGATGCGATCGTTGCTGCCTCCACCTTGGCCGCGGCCTACCGGGAGAAGGCCCACGAGGCCCAGGCCGCCTACAGGCAGGTGATTCAGGCCTGGGACATGGAGTGGGAGGAAGCGAACGAGCAGGAGCTGATCGAGAAAATGCCCAACGATGAATGGCGCCGCCGGATGGTGGAGGCCAACCGGCTGAAGAAGGAGGAAGGGATGCCCTACGAGCTGGCGCTGCGTGATGCGCGGGTCGGTCTGGAGGCACCCCTCACACCAGAGGTGCTGGCCAGGGCCGCGGCAGCCCGGGACGCGATTTTCGGCCAGAGCGAGCTGGAGCAGATGCGCCGCGAGCTTGATCAGCGCTTCGGAGCACCAGCATGACCACCCCCTTCCCCCGCCGCCTGCAGCTGCTCGCCGCCATGAACGAGGCCTACGCCCGTGGCGACCTGGCGGAAGCCCACCGCCTGGAGGATCTGCACCTGGCTGAGCTGACAGGACGTTCAGACAGGTCCGACGCCCTGACGGACAGGATCGCGGCCCTCGAGGCCCGGCTGGACGCTCGCCGGCGGGTTAGCCCCGGGCAGCTGGAGTTCGACCTCACTGGCGGTGGCAAGGGCCCCGGTGGCGGCGAGCCGTGCGGGAACAGCTGGATCGATCCGAACAAGACCTGCAGGAAGACCCAGGGCGCTCCTACTGGGCCCATCGACACCAGCGCGCCATTCTCCAAGGCAACGATGGAGAGGCTGGTGAGCGGCATTGAGCGACGGGCCTTCAACACAACCGCCGCACGACACAACGGGACCGATCTGGCCCTGGCCATGCAGAAACTCGCCGAGGCACCAGGCCTCACCGGGGAGCACGCCCGCGAGGCCATGGCTTTCATGGAGGAGGTGGGTGCCCGGGTGATCATTGCGCCGACCGAGGAGTTCGCTCCCCAGCTCGAACCCAGGTTGCCCATGCCTGAATGGGACATCGAGCAGGAGCCCTGGCGGAACGCGGCGAACCTGAATGCCTACCTGCAGGAGCGCCTGGATACAGCCAAGCGGGGGCGAAGTTTTGCCAAGCAGACCGGCCTGTGGTCCGATGCGCTGCTGAAAAGCCTGGAGGCAGATCGATCGCCGCATGGCGAAGCACTGGCAAAGCTGATGCAGCAGGGCCGCGATGGCCTGGTACAGGCGGATGGAACCCCGCTTCCCGAGGCGACACGGCACCAGGAATTGCGCCGCCGGCTGGCTAAGGCCGTCAAGGACAGCAAAGAGCTTCCTGAGGGAGAAGGGCGCCTCGGTGCTCAGCTGCTGGCAAAACAGCTCTTCCTCGACGTGCGCGGATCGTCGTTCCATGGTGGTCCAGACGATGAGCTGACGAAGCTGCAGGGCGCTATCCGCAAGGCACTCAGCAGCTCTGGCACAAACGGTCATTACCAACCTGGCGGCAACATCTATTGGAAGGTCTCTATGGCAGGAAAGAGCGGATCGCGACTGGACCCAGATGAGGTAGGTGTCAAGGGAATGCAGGCCTTGTTATCCAACACGATCGCTGTGCAGGACAAACGTCGCGAGTTCACCTTCAGCAGCACCACAGGCCTCAAAGAGTCAGAGATAGCACTTACCACCCATATCCACGAGCTAGGTCACATGATCCATGACGCCAGTTCCCGCAAGGTGCGTGAACGCCTTGACGTCACCGGCACCGAGATCGCTTTCCGGTCCAATGCCATGGATCAAGCCACACCAAGCATCCGCCAGATTCAGCAACAGGGCAATGGGCCAACTCGTTACTCCAACACCAACGTGGCTGAATTGTTTGCCGAGTCCTATGTGGGGTACGTGGTGGCACCGGATCAGCTACGCCAGAGCAATCCTGAGCTTTACGACTGGGTGGAGCGAACCATGAAGCAAGCCCGCCGGATGGCAGTACGATCGCAGGAGGCCACGAACTGGTACTTCGAGTGAGCTCGCTGCTGGAACAGGCAGAGGCCCTGATCAGGGTTGCCACCGATTCGGGCGGGGTGAAACGGGACCCTGCAGCTCGCTGGTGGTCCGTGCTGCAGGAGGCCCAGGGCAAGGAGGCCGAGCAGATCGCCTTCATGGGCGAAGCCCTGCTGGTGGCCGCCCGTGGCCCTGTCGAGCAGGAATGGGTCGCTGCCTTGCTTCGCGGCGGCCCAGAAGAAGCCGATTCCGTCGAGAAGCGCATCATGATGAGCGAGACCTTCCGGCGCACTGACGCCAGCGAAACCGATCAGGACGGCATCGACTGGGCCAACGTCGCCAGCGAGGTCAGCACGATGCTCGAGCTGAACAAGGCCGCCAACGACGCCTGGCAGGGCCAGCAGGGCGGCAAGGGCAAAGCACAAGACAGCTGATCTAAAGGATCAGAGGGCCAGCAGCAGGGACGGGCAGCAGTTGAGGACCTGGCAGAGGGCACGCAGCCTCCCCGGGGTGGGTGCCAGCTGGCCGGCCTCGACCTTCGCGACCCAGGGGTGCTGCACGCCCAGCTGGTCGGCGAGCTGCGCCTGGGTCATCCCCCGGGCCGTCCGCAGCACCCTGACCCGGCCGCCCAAGACGCAGAGAACGTATTCGTCGGGCGCGATTGCAAACACGTTCCGCTCAGGAACATTCTCCCCATACCGTACACATTGGCCCGCATCCTGTAGGCAGGATTCGATTGGCCATGAGCGAAGCACTGCGCTTTGACCGCGCCGAGATCTCGCCCGACTGGGAGGAGACTCCCGAGGGGTATCTGCGCATCAAAGCCACCTTCGCCCGCACCGGCCTGCAGCGCTATCGGCGCCAGGACGGCAGTGAGGCCATCGAGTATCGGCCAGAGGAGGAGGTGTCCAAACAGGACGCCCTGCTGTCTCTGGCCAACCTCCCGGTCACCCTGGAGCACCCGCCGGAGCTGCTGACACCTGAAACGTGCCGGCAGTACCAGCGTGGTGCGACTGGTTCGATCGTGGAGTACCGCAGCCCCTTCGCTGTCGGCTTCGTCACGGTCACAGACCGTGAGGCGATCGACGCCGTGAAGCGTGGCGATGCCCGCGAGGTGTCAGTGGGCTATCGGGTCAAGTTCGATGCCACCCCTGGCACAACTCCCGATGGCCAGCGATACGACGGGGTTCAGCGGGAAATCAGCGGGAACCATGTCGCGATCGTGCGCAAGGGCCGAGCAGGCCCTGAGGTGCGGCTGCACATGGATTCCGCCACTGCCGTTGACCCCTTTCCGGCAGAAGGCCAAACCCATCAACAGGAGGACAACATGACCGCTGTGGCTGCGCTGAGCACCGCCACCGAGGCCCTCGCTTCTGCTCTGTCGGCTCAGGTTCGAGCTGATGCCAAAGGCAAGAAGAAGCCCCCCATGCCCGTCATGGAGGAAGAGGAGGCCCGTGAAGGCAGCGAAGACGAGGACGACGAAATGATGGAGGAAGAGATGGACGGTGGCACCGCCAATCTCGGCTCCTACAAGATCGCCAAGAAGGACGGCGGCATGGCCGGCATGGTGCCCAAAGCCATGTACGACAAGGCTTGTGCCGAACGCGATGACGCCATTGCTGCCCATGAGCGCGACCTCGGCCGCCTCGACGCCCTGGTGGACCGCCTTGACTCTCTGGAGTCCGAGCTCGACAGCCGCGTCGATTCCGACATCGATGTCGACGGCCTGGTGGCCTCCCGCCTGGATCTGATCGATCGCGCCACCGCCATCACCGGCGAGCGGCCCACCTTCGATGGTCTTTCGGACCGCGAGGTGATGATCGACGCCCTCGCCCAGGTTGGCGTTGACGCCGACCGCTTCGAGGGCCGTTCCGACGACTACGTCGCCGCCACCTTCGACGCCTACGCCGAGCACGGCATGGGCCGGACCGACAGTGCTGATCCGTTGGCCGCGGCCATCGGCGGCATTCCCATGAGCTCCGGAGGGCAAGACGCCGCCCGTGAGCGCATGATCCGCGCCGCGCAGGAGAACTCCCGCAAGGCGCTCACCATCACCAAAGGAGTGTGACCATGGCTCAGACCTTTACTCCCACGGCTGTCACCTCCGGCGAAGGTGCGCAGTTCGACTATCCCCTCCAGCTCGATCGGGGCCTGGTGGGACAGATCGCTGACCTGTCGATGAGCCGGGTGATCACCGGCGCCAACGAGACCGGCAGCATGCTGGCTTTCGGGGTGCCTGTGGCGGCCAACAGCAGCGGCCTGCTGGCCAACAGCTGCCAGCTGGCCACTGCCGCTGGCGCCATCCTCGGCATCACCGCCCGCAGCGCTGTCCACGAGAAGGTGGGCATCCCTGCCCCTGGCGTTGCGCCCTCCTACAGCGAGGGCATCCCCGACCTGAAGGCCGTCAACATCCTCACCCGGGGGACCATCTATCTCCAGGTGATGGAGGCCGTCGCCCCGGGCGATGCGCTGCGCTTCCACAAGAGCGGCACCCATGCCGGCAAGTGGGGCAAGACCGCCAGCAATGGCAACACCCTCGCGCTGGCCGCCGGCGGCTGGGTGATTCGCAAGGCCGGTGCTTCTGGCCTGCTGCTGGCGCTGGAGCTCAACACTCCGGCCCAGCTCACGTTCACCGCTGACACCGCAGGTTGAGGTAACCACCGATGACTGTTCGCATGGACAACGCCACGCCTGGGGTCTTCCTCCAGCGTGAGCTTGAGCACATCCTTCCCAAGGTCTTCGAGAAGATCTACGCCGAGATTCCCTACTCGCGTGTCATCCCCGTTTCCAACGAGGTGCCCGAGGGTGCGGAAACCTACAAATATGAGATCTACGACGCCGTTGGCGAGTTTGATCTGATCTCGGATTTCGGCGATGACCTGCCCACTTCCGACGTGCGGCGTGGTGAGATCGTCAACACGATCCGCAACTTTGCTGGCTCCTTCCGGTACACCACCGAGGAGATCCGCAAGGCTCAGTTCGCGAGGGTCTCCCTCGAGCAACGCCGCGCCGATGCCGTTCGCGAGTCCTATGAGCGCCGTGTCAACAAGGTCGCCCTCTTTGGCTACCCCGGCACCGGGCTGAAAGGGTTCTTCAACCATCCCGTGGTTGACAAGATCGTCGTTTCCGGCTCGTCCAATGACAGCTGGTTCGATGGGTCTGGCATCACCCCGGACGGCATGCTTGCCATCCTCAACGAAGGCATCACCTACCAGGTGAACTCCTCGAAGATGGTGGAGCGTCCCGACACGATGCTGCTGCCCTACAGCGTCTACCGGAAGATCAGCACCACACCACGCAGCACCACCTCGGACACCACAGTGCTCGAGTATTTCCTGCGCACCAACCCGTACATCACCCAGGTGGAGCCCATCAATGAGCTCGACCCTGACAACTCTGGCGGTGCTCTCACGAAGCCCCGGATGGTGGTCTACAAGCGTGACGCAGGGAAGCTGCAGTTCCACGTGCCGATGCCGCTGAAGTTCCACCCCCCGCAGCCGCGGAACCTGGCGTGGAGCGTTCCGGCGGAAGCCAAAGTCGCCGGTGTGGCGCTCTACTACCCGAAATCCATCACTTACGTCGACAAGGCCTGATCCATGTCACTTGCCATCGCCTACACCCCCGAGCTGGCTGATCCCATCCTCGCCACCGTTTCCGGCGGCGCGGTTGTGATCGCCTTCCCTGGAGAAGAGAAGAGCCTGGTTCTCAACCCTGGCAACAACTTCAACATCGACCAGGAGCTCTGGCAGCGCGCACAGGAGCTCTCCAGCGTCCGCGAGATGCTGGAGCAGCGCCTGGTGGAAGAGATCGATCTCTCCACCGAGAAGGTTGATGAGACACCGGCCGCGGCCGTTGTCTCCATCGCCCGGACCGAGAAGCGCGCGGCCCTGCGGTTGATCCATCACAGCCGTGATGCTGAGCAGCTCAAGGCCTGGCATGACGCTGACGAGCGGATGGAAGTCCGCAACGCCTGCAAGCGCCGCATGGCCGAGATCGAGGAGGGCAACGGCTGACCATGGCGATCCCCAGCCGATCGGCATTTCTGTCCCGCTTCCCCGAGCTGGCGATCCATCCCGATGCCGTCGTGGATGGATCGCTGGCCCTGGCCGGTCGCGTCTGCAACGCCGACATCTGGGGTGACATCCATGGCGATGGAGTCTCCTACTACGCCGCCCACCTGGTCACCCAGCGTGTTCGGCAGGTGGGTGCCTCCGTCAACCAGTCCACCGCTGACCCCTCGGGGGAAGGGGTGATGAGCACCTTCTACGGGCAGCAGTACGAGGCCCTGCGCCTCACCCTGCCGCTCACTGGCTTCGTGGTCTGATGCCCCTCCCCGTCGCCGCCTACGCCCCCCACGGCAACGCCCAGCTGACCTTCACAGTCAGTGGCGGAACCGTGACGACAGACCCGGCCACGGGCAACCCCATCGCCAGCGTCGAGACCCTCGAGTACCTGGCGGCGGTGAAGCTCTCGGGCCCGAACTGGCAGAAGGTGGAGGGGGCCGACACCACCCTCTACCGCTGCACTGGGCGGTTGCTGTTCCCCGCGGCGCTGGATCCGCGGATCACGAACGGCAGCAAGGCCGCGGCGGTGATCAACGGCTACACCGGCCGCTTTGAACTGACCTTCGACCTGGACATGGACGACACCGTCTATTCCACGGTCCGGCAGTCGATGCAAGGCACGTTCCGGGTGGTGGGCGGCAAGCAGCTGCCCCCACCGCCACCACCAGAGGACTGAGCCATGCCGCTTGATCTGCGCATCGATGACGCCCTCAACGAAGCGTGGGATGACCTGTCGGCCTACATGGGCCGGCGGTTCACCAATGAGATCAGCGAGGAGAAGTGGGAGTGGCCGCGTGACCCGTCCCCCCGGGACATCGTGGACACCGGCAACCTGCGGCGCAGCCTGCGGATCACCCGTGGGTTGGACCCCAACCAGCTGGAGACCTACTTCGACTGGACAGCCCCCTACGCCTCGGTGGTGCATGACGGGGCCGTGTTCAGGTCGACCGATGCCGAGGGCAATGCCCGGAGCATGCCGGCCAGACCGTGGACAAGACCCGTCCTCTACAACCCGGATGCGCTGAGGCGTTATTTCCAGGCGCGCTTTGCTCTGGCGATGCGGCGGAGGGCCGGGCAATGACAGTCACTGCCTTGTTCGGAGCAACAATTCCCCAGCTGAGGCAGGCCCTGCTCGATCTGTTCGGCAGCGAGCTGGGCACTTACACCCTGCCCGATGGCAGCACCCAGCCGGCCCTCTACGTGGTCGGATCACAGCAGGTGCCGCCGGACTGGCGCGTGGCAGGCATCGAATGCGTGCTGCTGGA